GATTCTAACGTCTGGAACAAACGCGGCAAGTGCGGCGGCAACAGCTACAGTGGCGGCGGCATCTGCTCAATTATCTGCTCTTGCGGCGGCATCATCTCAAGTTGTAGCAACAACGCAGGCAAGTAATGCGGCAAACTCAGCGTCAGCGGCAGAAGCCCATCTGGATAGTTTTCAGGACATTTACCTAGGAACAGCATCGGCTGACCCTAGCACAGATTTAGATGGAGATGCGCTGACAGATGGAACGCTGTATTTCAACACTACGCAAAATAAATTAAAAGTATTTTCTGGTAGTGCGTTTAATGATGCGGCATTTGATGTGGGAACCGCAGTAACTTCTTTTGCAATACAAGGCGGGGCGGCACAAACGGGAGCAGTAACACTTACAACCGCAAACATTACAACACTCGCTTCAACACAATTCGAGCCGAAAGGCGAATCAACAACACAGGCCGTTGCTATGGCCTTAGTATTCGGAGGATAAAAAAATGGCATTAGTCGGTCAACCAATCGAGATCGGTACAGCATCTACCACGTTGATGACTGTGCCTGCAACGCTAGAAGCATCGTTGCACAGTTTATTAATATCTAACCCTACTGGCGGTAATTTAAATGTAACGTTATCGTATTTTGATTCCAGTACATCTAGCGAACTTAGTTTGCTTACCCAAACCGTTACCGGAGATACAACATTAAAAGCGTTCGATGCTCCTATTAACATGGCGGCAGGAGATAAGGTAAACGCTAGTGCAAGTGGTAGCGGATTGATTGCGTTAGTAAGTAGATTTGAAAACAGTTCTACGCCACCTGAAACGGGGTTCCGTGCGCAAGGAAACTACACAGCCACGACCACATATCAGACCAACGATGTCGTTTTCTTAGAAAGCGATAGCAATAGTTATTTATCCAGAACAGATTCTAACCTAAACAACGTACCAAGTAGCAACCCGAATAACTGGCAGGTGTTTGGTGCCGTGGGGCAAACAGGAAGTATTTCTGCAAACCCAACTTTAGTAAATCCAATTTTATCGGGAGACTTTACAACTTCTTCTGGTAATTTTGATATTGACCCTGCAACGCAGATTGTTGAGATTAAAGGCAATGGCTCAGACACAGAGGGTCAGATAAAGTTAAATTGTCACGCTAACACTCACGGTCAAACAATTAAAGCACAACCACATTCCGAGGGTGAAACAAATACAATGTTATTGCCTAAAGGTGCAGACTCAACTTTAGTTAGTGAAGTTGGCACAGCAACATTAACAAATAAAACTTTTAGTATTGTCAATGATTCAAAAGGTGATGTGAGAGATTTACAAATATCCCATTCTGGAAAAGCAACTTATACCCTTACTACGAATGACACAGGGCAAATGGTGAGATTAGATTCTGCCGGTATTGGTGCATTAATCCCTAGCGCAACCTTTGCAGTTGGGGACATCATCAGTATTATGAACACTACTTCTACCACTGGTTCTATCACTTCTCAGATCACGATGCACGTTGGTGGTGGTGCTTCTGCTACTGGAACAGCAACACTCGGTATAAACAACATAGCAAATATTTATTTTGTTAGTGCAGACGGCTGTATCGTAACCGGGGGAGCAACGTAAATGACAGCACCACATCAAAATTTATTAGGTACAAGTGGAGCGGTAGACACAGAAGAAACAGACCCTAATTTTAATCAGACTGTTTTATTACTGCACGGTGATGGTACAAATGGTGGGCAAAACAATACGTTTGTAGACAGTTCATCTAGTGGTCATACAATTACTAGATCAGGTGATCCAACACAAGGCACGTTTAATCCGTTTTTAGGTGATGGTCAGTATAGTAATATTTTTAATGGCACAGACGACTTTATCACTATGCCTAATGTATCAGATTTAAATTTAGGCACAGGAAATTTTACGATTGATTGTTTTATATACCCAACGGACTCTGGTGACAACAGAATGATTGTTGGTGGTACTGGCTCACAAGATTATATTAATTTGCAAAATGCTAATACAATACAAGTTGTGTTTAGTACAACAGGAGATAGTGAAACTTTTGCATTAGGTACAACAATTACTAATATGTGGAGTCATTTAGCTGTTGTTCGCAAAAATTCTACAACCTGCGAAGTGTTTTTAAATGGAGTTAGCAAAGGTACAAATACTATAAATCCTACTTCAACTTTTAATTCACAATCAGGGTTTATAGGCAAATGGGGACATAATAGCTCGTACTGGTACAAAGGATATATTTCAAATCTTCGTATTATTAGCGGCTCAAATATTTACTCAGGCGGGAATTTTACTCCATCAAGTACAGTTATTACAACAACAACTGGAGGGGCAACTGCTTCAGAAGTAGAGTTGCTTACTTGTCAGTCTAATAGATTTTTAGATAATAGTAACAATGGTAATGCACTTACTATTAATGGTACGCCGAAAGTAGTTCCTTTCAGTCCACTTGCCCCAACCGCAAGTTATTCAGAATCCGTACATGGTGGTAGTATGGCTTATAATGTGGCATCAACTACTCACGATCAATATTTAACAATAACTGACGATGGTTCGTTTAACCCCGGCTCTGGTGATTTTGAAATTTCTTTGTGGGTATATCCTACAAGTTTTGTCGCAGACCCCGGCGGTCCAAACTTTTTTAGTAGAGGCGACCCTACTGATGTTGGTTCTACTTTTATAAGTATACAAGGTGTAAACGGCACGGGCAACACTTCTAAAGTTGATTTTTATGGTGGTGGCAATTTAGTAACATCATCTAATGATATATTTCTTAATCAATGGAATTATATACGCGCCAGAAAAACATCATCACAAAAAAGTTTATTTATAAATGGAGTTGAAACAACAGGTGCATCTGTTGCTACGGTTACGGCGGGTTCGTCCCCTTTTGTTGGTATAGGCGCACAAACTTTCGCTCCAGAAGTGGATGGTAGACAAAGTCATGGGTATCTTTGCAATATACGTTATGTAGTTGGTTCAGTTGGTGTGGAAAGTGGGATTCCAACTGCCCCTTTGTCATCTACCGGAACAGATACAGAATTACTTTTAAACTTCACCAACGCAGAAATCATCGACAGCACGATGAAAAATAATTTAGAAACTGTAAATGAAACACAAATAGATACTAGTGATAAAAAATTTGGTACAGGCTCTTTGGTTTTTGATGGTGATGATTATCTTGCGGCAGTAAATACAGGGCCTAGAGAATTATTTACTCCAAATGGAGGGGACATGACATGGGAAATGTTTGTTAAATTTGATATTTTAGATGGATTACATACTTTATTTAGCAAATATGGTTCTGGCTCTGAATATTTCTTTTATTATGATAATGGGAATACGGATTGGAGACTTGTATATTACACAAGCACTTACACATGGGATGATAATTCAATAGTCACTGGCACTTGGTATCATATAGCTTTAGTAAAAGATGGC